TCCTGGTGGATATCATCGATGATAAGCAGGCGAGTGCTTCGGAGCCGTGCCAGGAGGTTTTTCCCGGTAGTGTTCATTTTATTATCGAATGAGTCCTTCACCATGGAGAGTCATGTTGCCCAGTTGATCATGAGGCAGTCTATCCAGTATTTCGCGATGAGTTCATTCGCGACGATTGCTGCCGTGGTTGTTTTTCCAGCTCCAATGTTTCCCCAGAGGTAGAGACCCCGTTCCCGGTTCTCTTCGAACCCGTCGATGTATTTCTGGATGATAGCAGAAAGGCCCGGATTTTTCGTCAGGGCTGCGATAGTGAAATTGCGAAACTTTGGGGGGATTCCAGCAGTCGTTTGGGCATCCAGGAGGTCTTGCGCATAAGCGCGCACGATCTGGGCTTTGGTCTCTGGGAGCGCGAGCCACTCTTCATACATTGTTTTTCCGATGTCGCACCTCTTACAAAATGTTTTGGGTAGCACACCGATTCACCTGACGTGGGTATTTCAGAAGTCTGAGGTGTACCCTTTATCGAAGCAGGACCTACACTTTGTGGTCGGAGTATCAGGATTTTGAGCTTGCTTTTCCATTGTTTTGTTGATTAGGTGCTTTTCCCTTATTTGGGTTGTATTGGGCTGGTTCCATCATCCACATTCTACCGTTTATCCATGTCGTGGCGTTATGCTTATATCCACGCATCCATTTGTCTGAGTTATGGAATTTCGGGAGTGATGATTTGATGTCTTGCCAGGTGTCGCGGATCTCGTCACTCGTAGAGTGTCGATAGGTCGTCTCCAGCTTTAAGAATTTTTCTTTCGCCTTATAGACCGACTCATCAGCTCAGTAGAGTTGTATAAATTCTTTCCATTGATCCTGGGAGAGGTAGGCGATTGTTTTTTTGGGTTTTTTGTCTGGAGCTTTCGGAGGTGCAGCTGGAGTCTCTGGTGGTTTTTCTCATCCACGCACCTGGTATTTTTCCTGCATTACCTTTCTCTTATTGAGTACGGGTTGCATTCTCTCCAGGAGGTGGTCGTTCCATATCCATTCAGGGTCGCGTTGCATGAGTCCGATTGTCACCATGAAGTCGAGGATGTCTGAGTAGAGTTCTTCATCTAGTCCGATGTCTCAGGCGATGAGGGTATGCTGCAGGTCATTGTTTTCGATCCTGAAGTTATCCGCGTCGGTCATTATCTCGAGGAGCATATTGTACGTCGAGTATCCTATGTTTTGAGGATAGCGCGATCGTAGAGCTCGTATTTTGATATTGTTTCTGAGGTTGGCGTCGTGAGAGAAGTATTCTGCATTATTCTTTCGCGGTCGAGCCATAGAATTATTGGGTTACGGAGTTTTTAGTGAGGAAGTTCTGGAGCGCTTGCTCGGTGAATCGGTAATTTGGACGCTTAGATCCTTTGGAAATGTTGATTGCTTCTATTTCCTTGTCTATAATAAGCTGTCTGAGTTTCCGTTCCTTCACTCCGAGTAGACCTTTTTCGACTATTTCCTTAATGCTGTAGAGTTTTTCCATAAATGTGGATTAAAAAGTGTTATTTCTGCCGTTATAGTATCTATTTTGCCGATTCTTGCAAGTTTATATTAAGAAAATTGCTATGAGTCCCTGGAGTGATATAAGGATTGATATTCCTGTTGCTATTCAAAGAAGCCAATGGAATCTTAGTGCCTTCACTGTTTTATCCCATTCTTTGAGAGTGGTATCGTTGTTTTCCTGGAGTCTTTCGAGAAGTTCACAGGCTTTTTCTAGGAGCGCTTGTTGTTGGTTTATCTTAAATTGCATACGAATCTTCTCTGATTCGAGCATTGCTATTTTTTCATTATCGTTCATAAGTGGTTATTGTTATTGAAGTAATAAATCAGGATTCTCGTAGATGTTTCAAATGACTTTGCAATCTTCAACAAAGGTTTCATAGGCATATAAAATGCTCAAAACTTCTGGAGTATGATATATAGCAAAACTTCATGTGTCTGTATCAAATCAGATACTTCCTCTATTATCTCATCTACCGTCTCATTTTTGTTTTCTTCTTTCTACTATATCACCTTCCCATATTTCTTTTCCATTTTTATCAAAGAGTCATGTAAATTGCATAACATGATATTCTTCTGTATGTCCACATAGATTTACAAGGTCTGAATTTGCATTAAAAAGGAAAGGGACTTGAGTTCATCATACGAATACCTGGCTATACATCTTTCCGCTATACCAAGCTCTGAATTTAATAGGTCGCATAAAATTAAAGTAATGTTATAAAAATATCTCCATCCCGTTTCTCTTGCTTTATATACCCGAGCCTTGCAAGGTGAAATAATGCCAGCTCATGGTACCTATGAAGTCATAGTTTGAGTCACATGCTCAATGCGATATCTTTTCCAGTGATTTCCATTGTAGGATCTCAGTTTTCTTTCAAGATAATCGCTATAATGTAGAGCATTCCTATTTGCTCAAGTGCGATTGATTTATCTCTGAGTGGATTTTTCATTTTGATATTGTTGGTTATGGACCATCTTTTGTAATCCGGAAGTATGGCCTGTGGTTTGCTCGACTCGCATTCTCGATTCTTCAGCTATGATATCAGAGAGTTTTCTTCTGTTGATATCTTCGAGCTTCACGGATTGATTGATGGTGAGTTCCTCGATCCTGTTTCTTCAGAAGAGCATTTTTATCTCTTCATCAAATGTGGTCCACATGTTTTCCATGGTGTTTTTTGGTGTGCCATCTTCATTCTTTTCGTTACCACGCACACCCATTTTAATAATCCAGTAATCCTCCCATACCTGTCGGTTTTTCTTTATACCGTATGCGGTTGCGAGTCTTTCAGGAGCTTCTTTGGTTGCGCTTTTTACTGGTGCGGATTGCGCTGGTTTTGGTGGTGGAGGTTTCGGAGGATTGTATGGTGGACGCGCTGGAGTCATTGCAGCCTTTTCGCCTTCAGGTTTCAAGTTGTGATTCTCGTCCTCGATATCTATGCTGGCTGTAAAAGGCGCACAGAAAGTCTTGTATAATGCCTCACGATAAGCTACCGATTGTGCTTTGGTAACTGCTTTGTCACCGTAATCTATCGCCTCACCTTCCATCTTTGTGGTGACATGGGTTCAATCCTTTGCATAAAAAGCAAATGTGTATTTGTTTATAAGGTGGAATCCCTTGGCTCATCCCCTAGAAACGACTGGTTCGAACACTTGACGCTCGATGTCTGCAATCGTTGGGAATACTCAGTATTTTGCGAGGAGAGGATTGAGAGCGTCCATAGCTGCGTCAATTCAGCGAAACTCGTAGTTTTGCTCAGTATTGCGCTTGGACTTTGCCACGGGACCTAGGTCCCTGACAATCGCAGTCATCGCCTCGAAAATAGTGAGAGGAGCTTGTGATTCAGAACCCTCTGCTGGTTCTTTTTTGCTCATATAGAAAAAAATAAAAGGTTAAAGCCGGGGGACCATCCCTCCCTACCGTGAAAGAGAGAATCCGATAGTTCCAATAAGTCCAAGTCCGTAGGGTAATGCGAGCGCCTGAGCGATGTCGACCCCGAGGATTGCAAGGGCTATGATGGAAACGAGCGCGATCGTATGATTGCGGATTGTATCGGTTCTCATGGTAATATAGTTATTGGGTAGGTGAAGCCATTGTATTGATTATGCACGATTATGCAAGTTATTTATTTGCATTATCCTGCATAATGTGCTATAATTGCTTTGTAATCGTAATTTCACACCTATGGACACTTCCTAATTTCTGCTTATTTCTGAAAGTTTCTGAAAGTTTCTGATTCAGAAACTATATACTTTTCTTTTTAATCTTTTATAAATATAAATATGCAAAATCTCGATATCTCTACATCTCTCGAACCTGTAATAAATCTATCAGAAAAAACAATTGAAGAGTCATTTATAGACGCTTGTGGCTATCCAATGACAAAGATATTACTCCAGGATCTCACACCATCCGCTGGACCTGTAAGTATTCCCGTTCATATTATCGAAGGTATGGAAACAATCGCCGAGCGAGGTACTGCTAATAAATCACAAATGGAGCTTATTTGACGGTTATTTGATTTACTCAGTGAAAGTTCGCTTTGCAGAGCCTAGAAACTCGTGTTGCTTATTTGATAACTAACTTCTCTTAATATGAAACCTCGCACACTCACATCCATTCTCGTATCAAAGATTCTTGATGTTCTAGAATCTTCAACCCTCTCTCAGATATTCAGTGGTTTTTTGCTCCTCCTCGCTTCGATAATCGTCACGGTGGTACTTACATATACAAACGACTCAATTGAAGCATTCAGGGCGATCCTGGCATGGGAAAATGCAATCATTATGAAAGGCGTTGTCGTGACTCTCTTTATATTCAATTTTTCTAAGATCCTAGCGCTCATTTTGGAATGGTTCGAATCTCTTCTTGCCACCCATACCGACATTCGAACTATTGACTCAATTGATGGCATACCTCGTCTGGAGCTTATGGACCACCTCTTCACTGTATGAACTTTCAAACGCGATGAGGTAGAGTCTAAGTGGGCAATTCCTCGCTATCGTGTAACGGCTATGTCAAAGAAGCTCGAGGACCTAGGTGTTCTCATTCGGTGAGAAAATAACTCTCGTATTTTGAATCCTGAATATACAAGATCTGATCTTGCCACACTTCTTGGCAATCATGAAAGCGTTGATAATATAAGAATCCTCACACGAAAAACAGACGGTTGATTTTCTCACCGTCCTTCAGGATCCGAGGTTCTCCAGAGGATGTCCCCTTTCGTTACTCGTCCTCTCTAGCAAATTGCCAGCAAATTAGACTTTGGCTTGCTGGTGCTATGCAAACGATGTGCTAGGCATGTGCAAGAGGAATGCAGCCAATGCGCAAGCACATAAAAACCCACTCCGATAATATCGTGCGAGTGGGTTTTTTGGTGGATCTATAAGGATGATTATCGATGTCGATATCCGTTCTTGAAGGAGTAGTACCATTATAATTCTTTAGGAATAAATGAGTCTTGGTATTGTTTCCAAGTTGTCCGATCGATTTTCCAAAAGGAGGCATCGATGTCGTTTTTTCTACTAGGGGACACTTCGTCCCATAGTTGTTTTTTTGAGGAGCCTTTCCATGTAAGATCGGCGTGACGGAGAACATTCTCTTTTGGTATTTTAAACACTGCCATAAGGTGCTGTATTAGAGCTCGAACCGTGCCACGTTGCTCGGCCGTGAATCATGGACCGATAACTTCGATTCCGAGTCAATGATAGTTCATGCCTACAAGGCTTCACCAGTTTGATTGTCCAGCGTGCCAGCATACTTTTTTCGGATCAGCGAGCTTGTATGCATCACCATTGGAGTCTATGAGAAAGTGAGCGGATACTGGGTTGGTCGTTTTATATTCTGTACCGTCTGGGTTTGTTCCAGTGAGTATTTTAATGTTACCATTGAGCGTTCCTGGAGGAGTGGCTGTATGATGGATAATTACATACTCACATGTGTTATCTATTCCCTTAGAGTAGTGTCTTTGGGTTTTCGACAGGTCTTTTTTAAATTTAAACATTTTTTATAAGATTAAATATATCTACGTTTGGTACACTACGGATTGTTTCATGGAACCATCGGCTCACGCAGCTGCATTGGAATCGTTGCTTGATAGAAGGAGTCTATTGGCTGTAATATTAGTCTTGACGAAGATAGAAGGAGTGGAAGTTGATGCAATCGTAATACTCGCACCGTCCGCGACGGTTGTATAGCTGGTTCAGAGTTCAGAAAATGCCACGACGCTTCCGGTTGCCCTCGTATCTCTATCGATGTATTGATACTCGGTAGAGCTATACTCAATTGCTGGAAATCCCCATTTGTTTGCGCGGTATGTTGCGGTGGTTGTTGGTGATCAGAGAGTCGTGAAATATTGTTTGACTACATCCTTGTTTGTTGGGTAGTTTCTGAGGGTTGGGAATGAGGAGAGGTCGAGCGTTGAGACAAAATTATAGTAATATATAAAATTTGCATTATTACTCACTCCATTGAGATACCGTACATATACCTCATTATGTCCTCCTGGAATAGTGAAGGTAGTCTCGACGGTTGTGCTGGCTGTAGATACCGTGCTGAGGTTTACCCATGTGGCATTATCATATGAATAGTCTATATATTGAGGTCTTCACGCAGATCACCCACTCACCGTTTTAGTTCAATAAGAAATATCTCAGAAATTCAGACCTTCAGGAGCTTGAAATTTGAGCGTGATATATTCGTTTGCAAAGTCAAATCTCAGGTTGTTGGTTCATTGATTATATAATCACCCACTCAGAAGATATTGAAATATAGATAGAATTCCTGTATATAAAGTTCAAAAATTCTTGAAATCAGTAAATTTTGAGGTTTTGAGGTTTATAATAGTCCCATCATTAAATCCATCCTCATCCGCGGTCATGCTTACACTGGAGTTGTTCTGTGATGCTTTAAGGCTTGTGGTTGGTTTGTAGTAAAGAGATTTATAGTAGTATGCTCGAGTAAGAGCTGCGGACCATGTAGTGCCATTGTATGACTTCATCTGTGCGCTACTACCATTGTTAATTCTCACAAGTGCATAATTTGTATTATCTGCGGTTGAGCATGATAATTGCTCCCAATATGGAGAACCTACCGTTAATTTGCATGGGAGATTTATTGTAAAATCTGTTGAATTAGCAATAGCATTCCATTCTGCAGCTGTATAAGTTTTACTCGCATATACTGTTGAGCCTGGAGAACCAGCATTATCACTTACAACGCTTGCTGTAATATTACCGACGAAAGTGCCAGCGCTGGCAGCTTTTTGCATAACAAAACCAAGGTATTTGCTTTTTGTTGGAGTAAATGGTTGAGCCAGCTTTTGTTCTGCTGTAGTCCCGAGTCATTGAGAAGCATTATTCGTCACTTGGATTTGATCTATATTATCCGTACTTCCCACCGCAGTAAGAGAAACCAAAGAAGGAGCTGACGATGATAGAGAATTCGCGACAGGCTCTATTATTTCTTCGACCTTTGTCCCATTTATATCCCAGTCGACACTTCCATTCCCTGAAATCATATAGAGGACCAGGTTCAAAAATGCAGCTGACGCGTTCGTGGTGATATAAATCGTATTATATACGAGTCCTCATGTCGATGCTGTATAATTAGTTCATGATCATGAAGACGCCGCGACACGAGTTCATGCAGTATTGAATTCGTCGGTTACAAGGGTTATTCATGGAGTTGTTCAGACGGCAGTAAAGCTCGTGACATTCAGACGGGTAGTAATCTTGTATTTTGTACTTGGTTTGACAGGGTATGCATATTTACTCAAATAATCCAGAGTTGCCGACGCTCATCATGATGTCGTGGATAGTTTCTGGGACCTACAGTATGTAGTTCATGTATTAGTCAGTCAGGAGATACTATATCGGTATATCCTACTTCATGTCCCTCATCCACCCGTGACAAACTGTCATGTCGAAGTCCCCACATTGGTTCCAGTTGAGTATAAAAATACTCAAAATTTCTCATCCTCTACAGGTACTTGCATTCCTGTAGTTGCAGTTGTGGCAGTTCCTATCGCGCTATCAATATTAGAAAGAACCCCTCATACTGAGGCGATTGTATAAGAGGTTCTCGGACCGAGAAACGGTCGAGCATGATATGACTTAGGATTCAGCGATTGTATAAGATTTCTCATATTAATTATATGCGGCTACGGCACCGCTGGTAAGTGTTATTGCAGTAACGGGACCAGTGAGAAGGGTTCCAGCTGGAAGAGTAATCGATGCGATTGATCATGTCGAATTCGTGCGAGTGAAGGTTGTGAAGACGGTGTCAGTAAGACAGACAACATGGCGCGCCGTGAGTCCGGTTACTGGGGTTGTATTCGTTATATATGTCACCGCTCCCTCTCCATTCTTTCCTCAAAATGTCTCAGGAGTCACCTTTACGGTCTCATTTGTTACTGGATCATGTGCGAGCATTCCTGGGGTTCCATTGGCGTCGAATGATGCGTCATTGACATCGGTTGATATGGTCATATACAAAAAGTGAAAGTATAAAAAAGCAAGGTAATTATATTTTTTTATCAAAAATAATCAATTCATAACTTTGCCAGCCAAAAACGGTAACGGCCAGGTAATAGAGGACCGCCCATCCATAGAGGTATATTCGATACCACCACGGCTTATCCGATCGCGCGATGTCACGAATTTGCGCCAGGAAGAACTTATAATCCACTTCGAACTTTCGCCAGAATCCACCGCCTTTTTTATACCCGTGATCATGCCAGTCGCAGTTCGCTTCGAAGAACTCCGCGCATGGAGGACGGAATCTCGCAAAGGGTCCCGTCTTCGCGCCGCACCCATTAATGATACCCTCATCTCGCAAAAACGCCCAGTCCTCTTCTGAGAGGTCCTGGGGTCTTGTCTGATATATTAGTATGTGTTCACGCTCTATGTTACTTGCGATGTCATCCATTACATAGGAGAAAGAGAAAATAGAGCTCGGATCTGATTCACGGCCGTCATGACTTGATTTTTCTTTTCGATGACTGCATCATCTTCGGGAGTTCCAATTCCCGCCATCTTGCGAAACATTGACTCCGTGGCCTTTGCCTGGAGTACCATTTGAGCATAGGGATTCCCACCGAATACTCGAGCGGTGATAATATCTCCGATCTCTATATCAGAAAACTCGTATCATTCGAGATCATTTGATCAAGTTTCGAGATTTTCGAGGATCACCACGCGAGAAGTTTGTGGATTGTATTCCACACACTCGTCACCACCCATGTCTTCTATACTCTTTTGTGTCAATTTTTCTTCGACTATATAGAGAATTTCTCCGTTTTTTCTTATTGCATACATAATTATATAATGATCATTTTATAAATTCCGGGATCTCATGCGGTTGGGACTAGAGCTCCAGAAGTTGCTCATGGAGTACCTCCTGAGACATTATTTGTACCAGTGAATCAATTATGATTTGTGATAATAAATATTGCTCCGCCTGATCATCCTCCGCCTCCTCCACTTCCATATCATGCATCGATTGTCGCAGCAGCCGCTCCGTTTCATCATATAGCATTGAAAGCTCCGTTTCATAATACTCGCATTGCACAAATATAGACAAGACCTGCACTCCCTCCTCAAGCTCCAGGATTATATCCTCAAAATCATCCATTTTGTCATGTAACCCCACCAGCTCCAATAAATCTATTTGCAAGGATTCTTCCTATATCATATGGATTATTCGGAGTAAATTTCCACCCAGTGTATGTGTTATCTTGTAATGCTGGGGATCAGACAAAAGTTCATCATCATCCTCATTTTCCTCATTTTCAGAGATAATCATTTGATATAGTTGATGCCGTTGTTCATGCTTTTCTAAAATGTCATCATCCTCATGGAGTTGTTCCAAATGCATTTGATCAATTATCAGCAATGGTTCCATTATTTAATAATTTTTCTTTTACATAGACACTATATCAATCAGTATTCAGAGTAAAAGTTGTATTTACTGTGAGATTATTATAGTGCATATCCCTCGTCAAAGTTGTATTTGATGAGATTGTGACGTTACCATCCGCACCTGTACCAAAAAAATCGATTCACATTTTTCATATCTTTTCCCACGCATTCCATGTCGTCGTCGCTCAAGTTCTGTGATAAATTCATGAGTCAGTATATGCCGTCTCATATGCAAGGCCAAAAGTTGAGGACATCTGTCCTCTTCATCATATAAGTCTCGCATATGTTCACTCTGCGATACCATTGAGTCCGATATTTGTGATCGTCTTGAGTTGTGCCTTAAATGTTGAGTCATTATAGTCATTTGGTGTTGTGTTTGTACCCTGTGTATCATCGAATACAATCCCTCATAATACACCACCGACGACCTTATTTCTCCAATCAGTGATTGATGTAATAGTAGAGACTCCAGAAACTACCACAGCTAGTCTTGTATATAATGAGTTCCATGCTGTAGTTGATGTTTGAATAACTCCGGCAGTATCGATCATTATATATGTCGTAACACTAGCACTTACAGTGAGCGTTCATCCAGCATACTGTCATTCAGTACCTCAAACACGAAAAGTTCCAGGACCTATGGTGACCTGGAGTGCTGGCTGGGCGGAGAGGTGATAGACTTTGAAGTGGTCGGACCCCGTGGCGTATATATTATCAATGTCCTCATTAAAATCCTGTAATCTCGCAGAGGTTACTGGATTTCATGGAGCCCAGTCTGTTGAATTTGTTCGTGACATAATTTATTCGTTAAGTGGCAGAGGTAAATGTGATTGATACATTGATAGTTACCGTTTCATTGGCGGTTGTAGTTTCATTGAAATTCACCCTGGAGAGAAGAGTTCAGGAGTTGACGGTTGCCGTTCATCCCATGAAGATTCAGCACTCGAGGATCGTCGTATTTCAGACTTCAGCACTTCAGAAGAATTTATCGAGGTACGCGACATTGTCGGTATAGTATGTATCATTAAAAGTTCAGCGTACGAACTCAGTCTGGAGTTGAGTATCGGTTGACGCTGGAACATTTCACCCGGACCCTACAGCGATGTAATTCGCGACGATATTTGATGTCTCACCGAGAAGTGCTTTTGCAAACTCAGTCCTTCAGATGAGTGGGACCAGGTTATGTACCGAGATCACTCTTGCGGTCTTCGAAGCTGGACCGTACATTTTCACCGCCTCCATCCATCGCTTCATCCAGTCATCTCGAATCCCTTTTTTTTGGCGCATCTCGAATGATTTTCTTATATCTTCGATTTTTGCCCAGGATCAAGTGTATTGACGAAACCACGAGCAGAGCTCGTCCATGGTAGCTATGGTGATGATGTAGTTTGGTTCGAGTTTTGATACATCGTTTATCTTGATTTGCATGGTGGTATTATATAGAAATTAGGCAGCTTCGCAATAGTCAGCGTACGCATCATTGGCCGTTCATCCTTCAGTTCATACTGTATTTATTGAGAATTGTTGATTGTAGGTGTGCGCGTACCACGGTGGTCACTTTTTGTATACACGGTAGACCTCTCCTATAGAGATAACTTCATCCACTGTCTTCACGATATCCACGATTTCGGATACATCGATGAGGAGATTTTCAGACCTTCGAAGGAGAAGCTGGAAAAACTCAATCAATCAGAACATCGTCGATCCAGCTTGTATTTGGTAGGACCACCGACCGTTCGTCTTCTGATTTCTCGATACCTTTTGGATGACGAAGTTCGAATCTATACCGCGGTTCGAATCCTGGATATGTACGATCTGTCATGCTCTCCATCCATCCTGGTCACTTTGCCAGGTTCCAGTGATGACTGGGTTTTTATATGGTGCTATTTCTGCTTTGGCGCGTTCCCTGGCGTCCTGGAAACTTCGAATCGATAAATCAGTCACGAGAGCTCCATCGAATACTCCATCACCTCCAAGGAGTGCCTTCATGGCGATTATACTTGCTCAGTCCTCTACCTGTACACGGATTGGCTTGTATGGGTAGTACACACGCCTGATAAGTGTGCCACTTGCAAGAAGTGGGGCAGATGCTCGCTTGACTATCTTTTCATTGAAATTATAAAGATAATCAAATGATGCGGCCGCGTCTATGTTTTCTATACCGACTGTTTTCTGGACATAACTAGATCATGTACCGGTGGTATCCACCCATATCTGGAGACCCTTTGGCTTATAGTCGAGTCTCCATGATTCAAGTTTTCCATCGGTCACTTCATCTTGGGTATAAGTGAATGCATCGACCGCCTCTCCACCTCGGACCACCTGTCGGTTCTTCAGCTGGGAAATATCCGCCGTGATTGATAAGTCACCGTATACTTCACTTGTATCGGTGATTTCCATCGGGCATGTATAACTTTCTTGTTCGAAGAAGTGAATATCGCGCTCATAGTCAATATACCAGTATACTTTCTGGAGTTTTGCTAGCTCCTCGAGGAGAATGGTTGGCTTTTTATACTGAGCTCGGATATCTCCATAGAGAGTATCACCTCGCATTACATTTTTGAGTGTGAAGGATCCAGTCGTGAGAGAGATCTGGTCAAACTTTATCCCACCTATTGCTATTGATGTCGAGACTGTCCATTGATACTCATAGTATGCAATTGAGGCAAGATTTGGGGTACCTGTTTTGACTCCATCCGCGATCTCGAAGCTATCGTAACTCCAGCAGTCCTCACATTGGTACATATCGGACCACTCGAGATAATTTCACACGCTGGTGACGGCTCGAAACTTCGGAGCGGAGAGCCTTGTCAGTTGGCCAGCTCCTACTTTTATCCATGCTCGAATGTGCGAGTAGCTCGAAATATTGGCAGCTGCTCCAGGAGTGAATCGATATATAATCGTACCAGCTCCAGACGCTCATCCAGTCACGCTCGCGTTCTTGTATGCTCGGTCGGTCGTAGAAGTACCAGGAGTAACGGCGACACCTATCGCGGTCCATCATGTCGTGGTTTCTGCATCAGAAACTTCCAGGAATGATGAGGTTGCAGTGAATTTATGTGTCACGCGTCCAATAACTTCACGCGGGTATTGGTCCTCGAAAGTGTCGACGACATTCTTTGCGTCGAATAGCTTTGTGAAGTCGGTTGCCGTCACGTTAAATACAAAAACACCACTACATCCGATCTCTTGGTCTGGATTCTTCATGGTAACTCATGCGAATATGAGACGCCCCACTTTTGTTCACTTTATGTATGCAGTTCCGAGGGTTGTTGTGAATGTAATCGTCTTTGCAGTGTGGTCGATTGAGAGTATGGTTCTTTTTATAGCTCCCGTGGATCCGGCAGGAATCCTGAGGACATCACCCACGCGATACTTCTGGAAATACTCGAATGTGTCATCGACTGGGATTGTACTTACTCCAGACGCTACATCAGCCGTCAATACAGAACCTTCCCATATCTCAATAATAGCTCCCTCTGGAACCATGTAATTGGAAACAGTGAAGGAGCAAGTATTTGAGCGATTATTCATTTGCTCAGTAATTTTGACCGTGTTGTAATCCACTTTGTCAGTGATGTCGACACCATTGAGTTTGACGAGTAGCATATTATGATTGTAGTGCAGTGTGGTATTTAAATATGTCGAGGACCGTATCGCCTATCTTTTGCGCAAACTCATCATCGGATCCATAGAAGTTGTTATTTTCGAGGACAATAGTCCATCCACCTCTCTGATTCCCTCATTCGATAGCACGCGCGACATTCCCTTGCTGGGAAGCGTTCAGGACCACCTCTCACGCCGTGAGCATGGCTGGTACCTTGTCGAGCCCGCCTGGTCCCTCTACGAGCCCGCCATGCGCGAATTTTGGGATTGATACCCTGCTTACTTCGCCGATCATAACTGGACTCACCTTATTCGCCGCGCGTATGAGGCTGTTTATTCCTTCGATAGCTCGGTTGATGAAGTCCTCAATGACGCCGATAGTCGCATTAAATATCCCCTTTGCTGCTCAGGTTACCGTGGAGAGCATATTTGTAAATGTCTGAGTAAATGTCGTTGATCCATCGCCTGAGAACCAAGAAGTGAGGGATTTCCATATACCTATCACGCCATCTTTGAGTCCAGTCCATCCCTTAATTGCCGTGGCTGATATAGAGTCCCACATACCAGATAAGAATGTACCGATTGCCGTGAATACGGTTGTAGCGGTGAGTTTTAATCCATTCCAGAGAGTCGTTGCAAATGTCGTGATACCATTCCATATCTCGGACCACTTCGTTGCGATTCCATCCAGGAGTCATGAGAACCATGTTTTAATTGCTTCCCATGTAATCATCCATTGCTCATGGAATGGCTCGACGAGTTCCACGAATATCGAAACTATGCCATAAAGAAAGTCTGAAAAGAGCGTTTTCATTCCTTCCCATGCAGCCGCCCAGTCTCCATGAAGAACGGCCGTGAATATAGCGATAGTATCTTTTATCACATTTAATCCAAGTTTGACAATCTCAATGATTGCTCATATAGCTCATTCTACCACGAGCTTTGTTAATTCCCAAGCTCACACCATGACGAGAACGAACGCATCCAGGATTGGCTTGTTCTCGGACGAGAACGATTTAAAAAATTGGCTTATCGTAGTGAATAGTCACCCGATAACGACTCCGAGCTCTTGAAATTGCGCACCGAAGTTGGTAGTGAGCCAAGCTCCGAAAGTCTGGAGAACCACCATTGCTCACTGGAATAACACCACCACCTGAGAGGCTACAAAGCTCACGACTTGACCGATAACACCAAAAATCCCGAGGATAGTTTCTTTATGCGCTGTAATCATTGTGATTGCAGAGGCTACTCCCGTCGAGATAGTATCAAAGAGTCCACCCTTGATAACTTCTCCAGTAAGTGATACGCCGACGATCTCACGCGCAAGCCCCATGAAGGTATCTTTAAGCGTAGAAAGACGCCCGTCGAGCGTTTGGCTTTGTTTATCCATAGCTCCGGCAATACCAGCCATTTGACCTATTCCCTTCAGGTAGTCACCTATTCCATCCGCGGTCTTCTTCACTTCGACGGTCTGACCTCTAAATGTAAGCGCCACCTTGTCTCCATTGCTTTTCGCTACGATACCAAACTCTTTGAGACGCTCGAACTCTCCCGTGATCGCGTCATTAAATGCTTCGACGGCTTGGGAGATTGGCTTTCCCTGGGATGATGCGATATCACCGAGGTTTGTAAGTGATGGGATGAGTTCTTCGTCGGTAACTCATGCCACGTTTTTGAGCTTCAGGGCCATATCAGCAATCTCTCCAAATTCGAACGGTGTCTTATTCGCAAAGTCCGTGATTTTCATCATCATATCTCCAGCTTGCTTCGCGGACCCGTACAGATTCTCGAACGCTACACGTGTTTTTTCTACATCCTTTCCTGACGCTATTCCCATTCACGCCATGGATAATGCAAAGGTCCCCACTGCAACACCCGCGTATTTCAGACTGGAGACAATGGCTTGACTGGATATTCAGAAGGATTTTGAGGTTTTTCCGATGGATGATGACATGCCTTCTCCTGATTTTGCAATCTCTTTTTGAGTGATTTTACCTTGTTCACCGATATCGTCAATGCCTTCACGAATAGTATTGAGTTCTCTCGTGGCATTGTCGATGGCTTCGAGTATGAATTGTACTTTTTGGCTCATAAGGTGTTTCGGTTATTGCTTCTTGTTTTTCCACCACCGTTCCTTCTGAAGAAAGAGTGAGAGGAATTTGTAGTCTGATATTGGGAGGTCATTTATACTCGAGGCGTATGGGATATTCATTGTTCTGCAGATATCAATATCGATTATCTTTTGCATAACTTCGAACCCTATTTTTGTCTTGGATGAGATTGGCTTTCCCTGAAAGTAATTGTCAAGTGCTGTATTTATTTTTGTGATTGTACTAAACCCACCTCTCCAGTCGCTCAGATTGTATCTTTACGAGCTTTTTCTAGCGCAGTGAGAATGTATTTGATATCTGGAGATGGTATTTTCTCAAAGATATCTGGAGCGTCAGTCACGGGTATATCCTTATCGTCTTTATCAGTGAAGTTCCATGACTTCACGAGCCCTGCCAGGGACGCCATGACGAACGAGAACGCGTCACCATGGTTCTGGTCTTGGTAGTTTGGATATTGAGCGGTGAGAGTTCTTTCAGCGCCGACCACATTGTCAATATAGAACTCTATCTCTGATCCTGGAACGCTTGGTAGGTTGATAGTAACGGTTTTGCGTATGCTATCTGCATTGAATACGACTTTTGACATAAATAAGAAGGTTATGGACGCCAAATTGGCGAGAAAGACAGGGTATGTACCCCCCTGTCATGGGGACTCCACTATACGCCGTAGTATGTATTGGCTTTGGAGTTCGTGATTTCCGCTTGCATAGCGTATCCAGCTGTTTTATCATAGAATACTTCCGCTTCGATGCTTTCAGCGTAGAGCTCGTCAGTTCCAGTTGGCATTTCGTATGAAGTGATAACCACCTTTGGAAATTTGAACACTGCAGAGTACTTGGTTGCGTTCGTATCAGTCGCAGAGATTCTCACACCGTTGGTGATTGTGATAATCATCGCATTTGGGAGGTTGTTTCTCCACTGATCGCGCTTTGTCACGTCAGTAAAGTATCGAGTGTACTTGAATTTTGCCGCCGCGCTACTTGCCGCGATTACGGATGGACCTTGACGAAGTGATCCGGTTCGATCCTTTAGACTATTTGAGAATTCAAGACTCCAATCCTCGACATTTGAGAGAGCTGCTGATGCCGCCGCTCCGATAGTTGCCGCTTCTTGAAATTGGCAATGATAGAATGAGAATACGATATCGTCATCCGCGAAAGACGCCGCGACCGGTACGAGATCGACCTTTGACGCGAGAGCCGTTGTATATGCCGCCGCGAGGGTTGCCACAGTTACCGTCTTTGCTGAGAGCGATACGCTGGATACTGTTACTTGTTCTGATGCTGGAGTATTTTTCCATATATTAAGAGTATCAGTTGCCACGATTCACTCTACTGCAGCGAGACTTATTACTTTCGCAGCTCCAGCCGTTACATCCGCGGTGAGGAGTGCTGTATCGAAGAGTCCGAGAGCCTTTGTCTTGACTGAAAGGTTCACGATGTCATCTGATGCGCTTATTTCGAAGCTATCCACGAATACACCGAACGCACGATTAACTTGATATCCTTGCTTGTAGGTATCAGCTGTACAAACTCCACCCTTCATTTGCTCGACGGTCATTGATGGGAGATCACATGATGCCACCGTGAGAGTATGCTTAAATGCTGAGGTGTCTGACGATACCGTCGCGACTGCATGGGACCCCATACCAGCTGATATCCACCATACGGCAAAGTTCGGGTCGAAGTCGAAGTTGTGTGATCCCTCATTAGTGATTTTTCCCTGGGTAACATTGAGAGCATTCCAGCGGTTGGCTTTGATAGGATTATTCGCCTTGATTTCTATTTTAGGCGTGAAATCACCATCTTTATATGGGATTGTTTTGGTTGGCTTGACGACAGTTCCAGCGACTGCTTCACGGACGACGGTCATCCATCCTTGGCGTGTACTTGACATAAGAAAAAAGATAAATTATAAAAAAGGTTTTATTCGATTCATTTGACGGTCTTCGACTTATTGGTTTTTATCTCAGGCTCTGGATCCACTCATCGCAGAGTATCCGAGATAATTTCGATATTTGGATTAAATCGGACCATATTTGCCGTGTATGATGATACTTCCGCGGTTTCTCCTTTCTGAAGGAGAGGGCACCCTGTTATTGCGAATGGTTCGGCGCCGATGTTTTTAATGGTAACCATAGAGAGAAAATTAAGGGATATAAGACTGGGTTCTACGCTTCACTCGCTTTCCTTTGATACGAACCACTACCTCGTATGTCGGGAATCCGCGATTTGTTGAGAATCAGTATTCGACTGTTTCGACTCTGGAGTATTCGACTGGGCAGAGTGTTGCGCCTGATGTTATCAGGGTTGGGTTTGTCATTACAATTCATGCGATTGTATCGTCGAGAGGTTCGAAGGTTACATCGTCCACTCATTCTATTTTTCTGATGGCATCCGCGACAGCAAATATGTTTTCGGTGTCCACCGTTCGGTATGATGCGCCTGATAGGTTCTGAGTGAGTTCCGCTCATGCGTTTGTCTTCTTGACGGCGAATGTATCCGCATCGATGATCTCGAATACTGAGTGAGTTCCTGAAAATATCGAAGGAGACGCCTGGAGTACAATGGCGGTTCATACCGTGAGGCCGTGAGCGACCTTGGATATCTGAATTTCCTGAAAATCCGCATCATAGACGGCGGCTGTAGGTGTAACGATTGCTCACTGGTCTTTTCAATAATATTGCTTTTGATTATATACGAGCCTCATCTCGACAGTGAAGTTCTTTTCTATAGCTCATGGACCACGGTCTAGATTATCAGTAGTGATTGGCTGGATAGTGATTGCAGGCTGGCAGGATTCAGGGATTTGCTGTGGATCTCAAAAATACACCTTTTTGATATCCGATAGAGCGGACCCAGGTGTAGCGATGGCGACCTCGAGAAGTGTCTTGAGAGCAGTTATCACCTTTTCCATAAGAAAGAAAGAAAAAAAAGAAGGAAGGAGGATTTTTGTATGCGGATATTATACAAGTTTTGCACTTTTTCACAAACAAAAAATAATCCCGTAGGATTATATTTGAGTTCAGAAGATTCCGATATCTCTCTGGATCTTGGATTGCATGGCGCGTACGATTTCTCGGTTCGTATTATTGTCTAGGTCGATGATGGCACGCTTTGGAAGTCTTCACCCTCATGTCTGGTGGTATATAGCGTACGGAGCGTTGAATTCGAAGATTGCGCGGTGTTTTTCGATGGTTTTTGTTCGGTCAGTCTGGAGGCGACCCGTCCATCGGAGGACCGACGGATTATTTGGTGGCTTCTTGTAATATCCCCAGCGCCTATCACGCGCTTTATTGGTCCTTGGGGATAGTGGTCTCCATTTCTCTGCTTTCTCTGCATTTTGACCCCTTGCAGCAAAGAGTTCGTCGCTTCTTGCTTCGATGAGGTCCAGCGCATCTCTGTAAAATTCCTCCATTCTCGGGAGTTGAGTCACGAGCGTTCGGAGGTTTCTTGATAACTGGACTTGTCATGTAACCTCGAATTTTAGCTGCATAGAGTTTACTTTAGAATACCTGGTCGACGGTGAATGCTCGAGGAGCTTCGGACATTGTCATCACGATCCCGTCTTCACCTGAGTCGCTTGCAATGGATACCATTGGAAATTCGAGACCGTCGGACCCGATGAGTCGTGTCGGTGCTTTAGAATCGAATATTTGCATTAAGAGAGACTTTCCTTCTTTCAGCTTTCGGTCACCGTCGTTATCTTGGCCCATAGATTCCGCTCAAAACTCTTGATTGAGAAGAGTTCCTGATGCTATGAGTATCTCAGCACGCTCGAGGATAAGTGACGCTTGGGAATCGGTTAGGAGACTGTTTCCTGGAACTATGGTTGATATATTGTACTTCCCGGCAATGATCCCGTGCACAATACCGTATGCCTGAGCGCGTATTGCGTCTATGTCATCGTCAGATACGCTTGGATTTCCATAGAATCCAGCGTCAGTTCGAATTCGTAGGGTGGTGGAGAAGGTGATCATAATTATTTGGATAAGGACATAAGGGCTTGGACTCGTAGCTCGTAATCCTGCATTATTGATTCATACCTTTCCTCGTATTCCGGGTGGTCCACGCGGAGTTTTATCTGCAGGCGTTCGATTCTGTTTTTCGTTTCTTTTTCTATTATATCTCTTTCGGTTTGTATGTAAACTTCACGAAGAAGCATATTGCTATTTTAGAGTGTTGATTGGGCGCGTGTGATTTTGCCAGTCTGGAGTTTGACCTGGTTCGACTTGACTCCAGTCGATGAGCTCTTGGACCGCCTCTCGGACCACTACACGCTCGAGGCTCGCCTTTTTTCAAAGTGCGAGCTGGGCATTCAGGTGGTGGGGTGTATGTCAGTTAGCCTCGCATTCGAGGGCGTCGATTTCTGGTCGGTCCATAGGTGATATGGGTTAGGAATCTTTACGACATTTCGCATTCTTTACGTCGCTATGCATATCGTCGAGTTTCAGGACCACAGTGTTGAGTATTTCACTTGTCTTGGAGTGGATGGTATTTGACTCTTTTTGGAGATCCACGAATCGGTCAAGGTTTGACTGGTTCTGGGCTTCCTTTTTTTCATCACGCTTCATGAAATGATAGAGCATGAAGAGTGCTACACCGAGATTTGGGAGAGCTACTATGAGTTGTTGTACCATTGTTAATTCCATGAGAGTTTTGTTAATAATATTGAGAGTACCCACGCGCGAGCGTGAGCACCCCTCAATACGATTTTATTTCTTATCGTCATCTTCGTCATTGTCATCATCATCCTGGTCACCGTCTTCGTCATCTTCAATTTCATCATCCTCAGCGTTTTTCGCGCGGAGGTCAGTGATGAGTTGCTTTAAAATTGCATTAGAAGCTTCTGGTTCGAAGTCGACACCTGGGACTTGCTTGAGTTCTTCGACGAGAATCTTTGTAAGCTGAGGCTTCGTGGCACGATCGAGTTTTATCTCTGTAGTACCAGTCTGGTCACCGTCTTCGTCATCTATTTCTGGAGTATTGATTCCTCCTGGAAGAATTTGAAGGTAAGGATCTGCCTTAATAGCTTTGAGTTCCTCATCTGAAACCTCGACTATTGATGGTTGAGCTCAGAATATGAGACCAGCCCGACGGCGTTGGCCTGTCGGGTGGTTTTGGTTGCGTA